ATTCGCTCGCCATCCCCTATCCGATAGCACACGCGTCCAGCGCGCAACTACCCGGCCCTTTCGTCGCCGCCACATCCAATATCCCCGAGGATTCTCATGGCTGAAGCCGCTCCCACTTTCGGCCAAATCCTGGAGTGGGACAGGGCGGGCCTTGTCACGCTCGCGGGCCGCGACGACGGCCGCCGCCCGGGTCCGCCGACGAGTTCGCCGGGTTTAGCCCGGCCCTAAGCGGCGGCGGCGGGGCGCAGGCTCGGCCCATGACCCGAACGATCTATGTCCTGCGCGGCGGCGAGCTGGTCGACAAGCGCAGCGCTTCGCCGCTTCACGCCCGGGCGCCCGCGCCGACGGTGCGGCCCGACGGCATGGGTCCGATGCGTTCGATGGCCGACGGGCGCATCTACGACTCCCGCTCGGCCTACCACGCCAGCGTGCGGGCGGCCGGCTGCGAGATCGTCGGCGACGAACGGGCTCCCTTCGAGCGGCGCCCGGTGTTCGAGCCCGGCCGCACCGGCGCCGACATCAAGGCCGCCATCGAACAGCTGAGGTCCCGATGAGCGCGTGTTTCACCGGCTCCGGCGCCGCGGACGCGCCGCTGCATTCGCCCGTGGGCCCCGATCCGTTTTCCTCGGGTCGCCGCCGCCTCCGCCAAGGAGCCGTCTCCGGCCGGCCGTCCTGCGCCGCCTCCAATCTCGAAGTGACCGTTTAGCCCCGTCCTAAGCGGGCGCCGGGAGGACCGATGATCCTCCCCATGACCCAAGACACCGAGGAATTCATCGACTCCGCCGCCGCGCCCCTGGCCGGCGAAGCGGACGGCCTGTCCCTGCGCGAGGCGCTGGCGAATGCGCTGGCGGACGCCGGGGAGGGCGCGGCGGCCGCTTCCGTCCCCCCGGCGGCCGCCGCGCCCGCTCGAGACCCGGACGGGCGCTTCGCCCGGTCCTCGGATCGCCCGGGCCCCCAATCTCCGAATGAGCCGGACGGACCGCCCACCCCCGCCAAGGCGGGGGGCGAGCCGGCGGCCGGACCCGGCGCCGCGGACGCGGCCCGGACCACCGCGCCGCCGCCCTCGTGGAGCGCCGCAGCCAAGGCCGATTTCCAGTCCCTGCCCGAACATATCCGAAAGGAGGTCCTGAAGCGGGAAGCGGACATGGAGCGCGGCCGGGCCCAGTGGCAATCGGGCGCCGAACGGCTCAACCGCCTGGACGCCGTGCTTGGCCCCCGCGCCGACTACATCCGCATGCGCGGCATGGACGAGGCCGGCGCCATCCAGGCGCTGTTCGCGGCCCAGGACCTGCTCGAGCGCGACCCGATCGAGGGCCTGAGGCACATCGCGCGAACCTACGGCGTCGACCCCCGCGCCCTGGCCATGGCCGGCGCGCCGCAGCAGCCGCAGGGGGCGACGTCCCCCCAGGCCCAGCCGCCGGCGCCGTTCGCCAGCCTGGCGCGCGAGGTCGAGACCCTGAAAGGAGCGCTCGCGCAGCAGCGGCAGCGCGCCGAAGCCGCCCACAAGGCCGGGGTGTTGAGCCAGGTCGAGGCGTTCGCCGCCGATCCCGCCAATCTCTACTTCGAGAACGTGCGCGAACGGATGGCGGCCCTGCTACGGGCCGAGACGGCGAAGGACGTCGCCGAGGCCTACCAGCAGGCGATCTGGAGCGATCCCGACGTGCGCTCGCAGCTCCTGCGCCAGCAGGCGGCCGAGCGGCCGGGCGGGCCTTCGGACGCCGCCCGCGCGAAAGCGGCGCAGGCCCGTCACGCCTCAGGGTCGATCACCGGCTCGCCCTCGCCCGGCTCGCGTCCGGGCCGGGGCGGGCCAGCCCCCACGCTCCGCGACGAGCTGCTCCACGCCTGGAACGAGCACGCGGTCTGAACCCCCTTCAAAGGAATCCCTAGGGAATGGCTTCCCCGAACCTCAACGAGATCGTGACCACGACTCTCCGGAACCGCTCCGGAAAGCTCGCGGACAACATCACCAACAACAACGCCCTCCTGGCGCGGATGAAGAAGAAGGGCTCGATCAAGCCCGTCTCCGGCGGCCGCACCATCGTGCAGGAGCTGGAGTACGCCCAGAACGGCACCTACCAGCGCTATGCCGGCTACCAGGTGCTGAACATCCAGCCCTCGGACGTGTTCACCGCGGCCGAGTTCGACTGGAAGCAGGCGGCCGTGGCGGTCACCTGGAACGGCCTGGAGATCGACGTCCAGAACACCGGCGCCGAGCAGATCATCGACCTCTTGGAAAGCCGGATCCAGAACGCCGAGAAGACCATGGCCAACAACCTGTCCTACGACCTGTATTCCAACGGGACGGCGGACGGGGGCCTGCAGATCGGTGGCCTGCAGCTGCTGGTCGCCGACGCGCCGACCTCGGGCGTGGTGGGCGGCATCGACCGCTCGCAGTGGCCGTTCTGGCGCAACCAGGTGTTCTCGGGCGTGACCAACGGCGGCGCCGCGGTCTCGCCGTCCAACATCCAGGCCTACATGAACCAGCTCTGGCTGGCGACGAAGCGCCAGAACGACGTCACCGACCTGATCATCGCCGACAACGCCTACTTCAACGACTACTGGCTGAGCCTGCAGGCGATCCAGCGGATCACCAGCGAAAGCAGCGGCGAGGCCGGCTACCAGACGCTGAAGTACATGGGCGCGGACGTGGTCCCCGACGGCGGCGTGGGCGCGGCCTGCCCGGCCAACCACATGTATTTCCTGAACACCGACTACATCAAATATCGGCCGTCCTCGAAGCGGAACATGGTTCCGCTGGAGACGGTCTCCTCGATCAACCAGGACGCCTCCGTGCGGCTGATCGTGTGGGCCGGGAACATGACCCTGTCCAACGCCCAGCTGCAGGGCGTGCTGATCGCCTAAGGGAGCCGCGACCATGCGAGACCTTCGTCATCTATCCGGCCGCGCCGCGCTCCTCGCCGGCGCCGCCGATCCGGCCCTGTGCCAGCTGGTCTGGCAGGGGGACTTCGGCACGGGCCAGCCCACCGGCTCGGGCGTGTGGGACGACGCCGGCATCAATCCGTGCCTGCTCGTCCTGACCGGGACCGCCAACTCGATCCCGCAGCCGCAGTTCAAGCTCGGCCATCGGGCCCGTGGCGACTTCGGCACCGAGTTCGTCTACTGCCGCCTGGTCCTGGCCTCGACCACCGACCTCTTGCCTGGGGACGTCTACCAGTTCGACGAGAACTTCCTCGCCGCCGCCGCGACCACCTCCGGCGCGGTGCTGAGCGGGGAAGTGGGCGTCGGCATGGTGTTCGCCCCGGCGACGGTGGCCGGGACCTATTACCTCTGGCTGGCGGTGCGCGGGCACATCGGCGTCCGCGACAATGGCTCCTCGGTCGCCCATGGCGTCGCCGAGACCAGCACGGGGGCCGGGGCGGTGAAGTTCAAGATCACCCACACGTCGACGACGCTGACCTTGAACAACCTGGTGGCCAACGCCGCGTCCAGCAACATCACCTTCACTGGTGACACGCTGAACGGCTCGCCCACGATCAAGAACGTGGCCTCGCAGATCAGCCTCGACGGGGCTGTGGGCGGGATCACGGACCTGCTCCTGGGTGCGACGATCACCGGCACGAACCTGCCATCGAACGCCTGTATCGCCGCGATCCGGCGTGTGGCGAACGCCTGGCAGATCGATATCGGGACCTCCACCACCGGGGCCCAGAAGACGTTGCAGAACGCCTCGGGCACGGCGACGGGAACGACCTTCACCCTCACCACCCTGGTGCAGGCGCAGGCCCTGAACCCGCTGGGCGCGCCGGCGGTGACCCGATCCACGGGCGGGAGGGTTCCGGCCCTCCCGCTACCCTTTGAGAGGCTCCATGTCCGAAACCGATTTCCGCGACCCCTCGGCCCCGAAGTCGCCGGCGATCCCGCAGTTCTTCACCGAGGCGGTGAAGCTGGAGTGGAAGAGCCGCCAGGAGGGCCGCCCGATCTTCGAGGACCGGGAGTTCGTCCGCATCATCATCCCCGGCGACCGCCGCTCCGTGGCCGTCGAGCCGGTGGGCGAAGCGCACAAGGCGCGCTGGCCGCGCGAATACGAGGCCTTCCAGGTCGGCCGCGAGGCGCCCGTGGAGGGCACGCCGCTGTCGGAATGGCCGGTGTCGCTGATGAGCCCGGCCCGGGTGCAGGAGCTGGCCTATTTCAACCTGCGCACGGTCGAGCAGCTGGCGGCGGTCAACGACGCCCAGCTGCAGAACCTGGGCATGGGCTCGCGGGAGCTGCGCGAGCGGGCCCGCACCTGGCTGGAGGTCGCGGCCAAGGGCGCCGGGCCCATCGAGCGGCTGATCTCGCGCAACGAGGAGCTGACGCTGGAGACCGAGCGGCTGACGCGCGAGCTGAAGGCCGCCAACGCCGAGCTGTCGGCGCTGAAGAGCAAGGAGATCCGCCATGCCGGCGCTGCAGCGTAGCGTCTCGATCCGGGGCGCGAGGTTCTACCAGGAGGGCGATCAGGTGATGTTCGTCCGCCATCTGGACGCCTCGACCCGCGAGGGTCCCCGCGCCGCGACCGACCAGGACCGCTGGACGCATCCGGAAGCCTGGGGCGAGTTCGACGCCGACCGACCGCCTGCCGCGCCCTCGCCGAAGAGGAAGGCATGAGCCTGCTGTCGATCGTCCAGGGCGTGTCGGGGCGGCTGTCGCTGCCGCAGCCGTCGGCGGTGGTGGGATCGAGCGACAAGCAGGTGATCCAGCTGCTGGCCCTGGCCAACGAGGAGGGGACCGCGCTGGCGCGCCGGCACGGCTGGCAGGCGCTGGCGGAGGAGCAGACCTTCGTCACCGTGGCCTCGCCGGCCCAGGGCGCGGCGCTGCCGGCCGACTTCGACCGCTTCGTCCCGGGCAGCGTCTTCAACCGCTCGACCCGGCGGCCGATGACCGGGCCGATCACGTCCCGGCAATGGCAGTGGATCCAGGCCCAGCCGGCCTATTCCACCGCCTGCCTGGCGTTCCGCGAGCGCACCGGCCAGTTCCTGATCGCCCCCACGCCGCCGGCGGGCGAGACGATCGCCTACGAATACCTGTCGAGGAACTGGGCCCGGAGCTCGGGCGGCGCGGCGCAGTCCGCCTTCCTGGCCGACGCCGACAAGGCGCTGCTGGACGAGGAGCTGATCGCGCTGGGCCTGCGCTGGCGGTTCCTGCGGGCCAAGGGGCTCGATTACGCCGAGGAGATGGCCAGCTACGAACGGGAGCTGGAGCAGGCCATGGCCCGCGACGGCGGCTCGACCGCGGTGAGCCTCACGCCCCGGCCGGCGGACCCCGACCGCGTCAACATCCCCGACGGGAGCTTCGGCTGATGCGCGCGGCGCTGCGAGCCAATCCCCAGCGCCGGCAGGTGTCGGTCGGCCAGTCGATCCCGGCGCCGATCGGGGGCTGGGACGCCTACAACCCCCTGGCCGCCATGCCGATCGAGAACGCGGTGATCCTGGACAACTGGGTGCCGCGCGCCGGCTATGTGGAGATGCGGCGGGGCTATGTGCAGCACGCCAGCGGCTTCACCTCGCCGGCCGAGAGCCTGATGGCCTTCCGCGGCGGCCCGGCGGGCGACAGCCTGTTCGCGGCGGCCGGGGGAGAGATCCACGACGTGACCGACGGCGGCCTGATCGGGGCGCCGATCGCCTCGGGTTTCAGCTGCGACCGCTGGAACAGCGTCAACTATTCCAACGCGGCCGGCGCCTGGCTGGTCGCCGTCAACGGCCAGGACGCGCCCCAGGGCTACAACTTGGGCGCCTGGGCGCCGCTGCCGGCGCTGTCGGGAAGCTCGGGCCCGATCGTCCTGGCGCCCGAGAGCCTGTTCAACGTGTTCGCGCACAAGGGGCGGCTGCACTACCTCGAACAGGGGACGCTGCGCGTCTGGAACCCGGCCGCCGGCGCGGTGGGCGGAGCGTGCACGCTGCTCGACCTGTCGTCGATCTTCTCCAAGGGCGGGCGGCTGGTGGCGGGCGGGGGCTGGAGCTACCAGTTCGGCGTCACCGCCGACGACTACGCCGTCTATGTCAGCGACCAGGGCCAGGTGGCGATCTACCAGGGCAGCGATCCCACCAACGCCTCGGACTGGAGCCTGGTGGGCGTCTACGACTTCGGCCCGCCGCTAGGGCCCAAGGGCCTGCTGAAATTCGGCGGCGACCTGGCGGTGCTGACCTCCGACGGGGTGATCCCGCTGAGCCAGGGGCTGAAGCTCGACCGCTCCCGGCAGAACGAGGTGGCGCTGACCGCCAAGATCGTCAACGCCTTCTCGGCGGCGGTGAAGAACTACGCGGCCAACCACGGCTGGCAGGGGATCCTCTATCCCGGCCAGACCCAGAGCGCGGACGTCTCGGCCTCGGGCGGATCGCTGGCGATCTTCAACGTGCCGGTGTCGCCGCCGCCCTGGAACGCCCAGACCACCTATCCGGCCTCGACCGGCGCCCAGCCGATGCTGGTGCTGGGATCGGACGAGACCGTCTATGCCTCGGCCGTGGGCTCGAACCTGGGCCACAATCCGGTGGGGGACGGCGGAGTCCACTGGACGGCGGCGGGCGCCTCCGGCGGGACCAACATCCAGTTCGTGCAGAACGTGATGACCGGGGCCTGGTGCCGGTTCGTGAACCTGGACGCCTTCTGCTGGGAGCTGGCCAACGGCGCCATCTACTTCGGCTCGACGCTGGGGGTGTTCCAGTGGGACGTGGGCTCGGACGACTCGGGCACGCCGATCACCGGCGACGTGAAGAGCGCCTTCACCAACTTCGGCGACGGCAGCCGCCAGAAGCGCTTCACCATGATCCGGCCGCTGCTCTACACCACCTCGGCGGTGCGGCCGACGCTGGAGATCGACGTCGACTACCAGGAGAGCGAGCCGACGGCGGCGCCCACCATCTCGCCCCAGGGCGCGGCCGCCGCGATCCGCTACGACTGGACCAGCGCCTCGGGCATCGGCTACGTCGGCGCCGCGCGGATGCAGGTGCAGCTGCAGGGCGACACCGCCGCGGCGCTGCTGGGCGTCGGCGACACCCCGCCCCACGACCTGGGCATCGACAGCTCGGACGACACCCTGCTGACCCAGGGCAGCGCGCCCTTCGACGTGCCCTGCCAGCTGCTGGGCTTCGACGTGGTCTACGAGGTGGGCGGCCTGATCTGATGCGGCTGGTGCTGGGCCGGGACGCGGCGGTGGCCGACTGGGTGGGCCGGCGCATCGCGCACGTGGGGACAGGCGAGGCGTTCGGGCCCTGCGCGGCGATCGGGGTGGAGGCCGAGGACGGCCGGCCCCTGGGCGGGGTGGTGTTCTCCAACTGGCAGCCCGCCTGCCGTTCGATCGAGGCCAGCTTCGCCGCCGACGGCCCGCGCTGGCTGACCCGGCGGCTGATCGGCCAGATCCTCAGCTACCCGTTCGGCCAGCTGGACTGCCAGAGGATCACCGCCCTGACCCCGCGGCGGGCCACGGCCGCGCGGCGGTTCCTGGAGGCGTTCGGATTCCGGCGCGAGGGGCTGGTGCGCAAGGGCTTCGGCGACGACGACGCGGTGGTGTCGGGCCTGCTGAGGCGGGAGTGGGAGACGAGCCGGTGGGTCCGGCGAGGCGATCAGAGCCGCTCGCCGTCCTCGCCCCGGACGACCACGCCCACCCCTCGCTCCGGATCGTCGGGATAGTGGATCCGCTCCTCGCCGCGCTTGCGCGCGCCGACCACGAGAAGGGTGGCGGGCGCGGCGGTGCGGTTGGCCAGGTGATGGGCGTTGGCGACGCCGGCCTTGAAGCCGGCGCTGTCGCCGGGGCCGAGCGGATGCTCGCCATTGTCGTCGATCAGCACCACCTCGCCCGAGAGGACATGGACGAATTCGTCCTCGCCCTCATGCCAGTGGCGCAGCGAGGAATAGCCGCCAGGTCCCAGGGTCAGGAGGTTCGCCCCGAACTGGTCGACCCCCACCGCGCGGCCGAGCTGGCGCTCTTCGTTGGTCCTGAACCGCTCGGGCCGCAGCACGCCGGGACCCTGCCAGGGGCCCTTGACCGGAACCTCGGCGAGGCGGGCGATGCGGGTCCTGGGCATGGCGGCGGCTTCCGGGCGGTGGAACCAGCATAGTTTAGGCCGAGTCCGCAGGCATCGCGCGAGCTCCGCTACTTCAGGTTCGTCCAAGAACAGTGGACCCCAAGAGCCGCTGAGGACCCCCGCGAAAACAGCCTTCGGGACCGCGTCGTCCTCGGGCTATGGTTCAGTCCGCCGACCTCAACGAGCGACGACCAGCCACCATGAACCCACCCGCGGCCTACACCGGACCCTTGAAGAGGTACTGGATGTATGCGGGCGTGCCGCAACCGGAGGACCCCCATCTGCTGTTCGAGAACGCGGAGATGGTCGCCGATGTCGTCAAGCCCAATCCCGCGCTGGGCTATCTCTACGACCATGCCCGCGAGCCCAAGGCGCCGCGGGAGTCGTGGATCAGGCAGGCGCACGTGGCGACCTGCGCCGAACTGATCCTGAAGGACTTCTTCCGTCACCTGAGCCTGCAGGAGCTCGAGGTCCTGTTCGATCCGGAGGCCGGGGCCCGGGCTGCGCGGGCCATGTCCTCTCCCCGGGGCGTCCTCGCCCTGACCTTCCACGGCGGCTACAGCACCCTGCTGCGCCACAGCTTCACCGCCCGCACAGACCACGGCGTCATCATCGGACCCCTGGCCGCGGCGAAGTTCCGCATGCTGGATGGGAACGACCCGGGCGCGGCCCTGTTCGCGGCCCTGCGCACGCTCAACGAGGGCCACGCCGTCTACGTCGCGCCCGACGGGCCGTTCGGAAAGCCGGCCGGATCGATCGAGGTGCTGGGCGCGACCTGTCCGGTGGCCGCCGGCGCACCGTTCCTGGCCTATGAAACGGGCTGCGACACCGTCTTCTTCACCCTGAAGCGCAACGGGCGCCTGCTGGCCCCGCACGTCGCGCCCGGCCCGAGCCGCGATCCCGACGAAACGCTCGAGACGTTCCAAGCGCGATTGATCGGCTTCTACCGGGACAGGATCGAGGCGTGCCTGACGGGAGATCCTCAAAACGTCGCGCTGGCCGCCCGGTGGGGAAAGAAGTTCTACGGGGCGATGGGCATGGCGCCGGTCGCCTGAGCCGGCGCGACCATCGGGAGAGGGTGGGCCTCAGCACGCCAGGGCCCTGCCGGGGGCCCTTGACCGGAACCTCGGCGAGGCGGGCGATGCCAGTCCTGGGCATGGCGGCGGCGTCCGGGCGGTGGAACCAGCATAGTTTAGGCCGAGTCCGCAGGCATCGCGCGAGCTCCGCCGCGTCTGGTTCGGCGCCGCGGCCTAAGGGCGATAGAACCCAAAGCCGTCGAGGACCTCCTTGAAAACGGCCTTCGAGAGCGCGTTGTCGCGGGTTCGGGTTTCGACGAAGAGACTGAGGACCTTCCTGCCGGTGACCCAGCCGGCGAACCGGAAAATCGTGTAGTCGTCATAGCCGGCATAGGCGACGTATCCGAGGGCGCCGTCGTCCTTCAGCTCGACGAACTTGTCGCCG